ATCCCAACCAATTCCTTAACAGAACCCAAGCGTAACCTACGAATAACCGATTGGGTTTCCAATGGGATAGGTAGCTCAGAATCATAATAAAAATTTATGAGCTTAAAATACACAGCTTCTTCCTCAAGGCTTAGATGGCTAGTAGCCAAATGCCAATCGGCTATGTTGAACTTGTAATAGTACATTTCAGTCCTTTTTAAATAGGTCTGGTCTAAGCATTTCTTTTGTCAATCTGCCTTCAGATAACATATTTAACTTTTTTAAATGCTTAATAGGTATCTGCTCTCTGGCAACCCATTGATAAACAGCAGAACTCTTTACACCTAGCAGCTTTGAAAGCTCGTCTAAAGTGCCAAATTCCACTTGTAAAAGCTGTTTAATCTCTTCCATAAATCCTCCTTGGAATCTACAATAACATAAAAATGTGGGAATAAACAACAAAATAAATAAAAAAATATAAAAAAAAGTATTGACAAGGTATTTGACTATGTTAAAGTCTTACTCATGCAGTAAATTTTATTAACAAGTGATGAAGGGAAAGAAAAATGGGAATGTCTAGACATGATGCTTATTACGAGCCAGATGACTACGATGACAGGTCTGATGAAATAGAAGAACGCACCTGGGAACTAATGAAAATTGGCGGTGAATACGACTATCGTACTTCTAGCGCTATATCCGAAGCCCTTGGCGATATGGGTGTAGACGATGCCAAAGCCTTGCAAGATGTTATTGACACAGGCGATTACGAACATATTGGTAGAAAAATAGTCATGATGGCTATGGATTACATGGAGCGATATGCAAAAGAAACAGCAGAATTTGAAATCAACGACTAAGGAAAAAGTGATGACTACATACAACGAAATACGCAAAATCAATGTTAACGAACATACAGACAAAAAAGGTAAATTTACCTACTTGTCATGGGCTTGGGCAGTAGACCAACTATTACAGCTTGACCCATCCGCTACATGGGATTACCAAGCACCTATGCAGTTTGGCGATACCTTGATGGTATTTTGCTCAGTAACGGCTTTTGGTAAAACCATGACCTCACAGCTACCTGTTTTAAATCATCAAAACAAAGCTATATCAAACCCAAACGCTATGGATGTCAATACAGCTATGCAACGCTGTCTTGCCAAAGCAATCGCACTACATGGTCTTGGTTTGTATATTTACGCTGGTGAAGATGTCCCAGATGAGCCAACACCTGACCTTGGTGATATGGCTCAGTATTGGGTAGGTAACATTAATTTATGCAAAACTATTGACGAACTAAAAGATGTTTATGGCAAAGCCTACGCTGCTTTAGCTAAAGATAAAAACGCAGTTCAAACCATTGCTAACGCTAAAGACATTCGTAAGGTAGAACTATCATGATTACAAGCGAAGTAACAGATTCTTGGCAAATTGCTCAAGGAACACCAGAATGGCATGAACTCCGCAGAGGCAAAGTAACTGCTTCTAGGGTAGCTGACATCCTTGCAAAGACAAAAACAGGGGCTTCAGCTAGTCGGCAAAACTATCTGATTGAGCTTGCCTTGCAAAGAACCACCAAGACCATTGAACCATCATATACCAACGCTGCTATGGAATGGGGTACAGCTACAGAACCCCAGGCTAGGGTAGCTTACGAAGTTAAAACAAATAACTTTGTAGACCAAGTGCCATTTATTGACCATCCAACCATTAAAGGTTTTGGTTGCTCACCAGATGGTTTGGTAGGCAAAGATGGATTGTTAGAGATTAAATGCCCCAACTCAGCAACGCATTGGGAATACTTCAAAGCTAAAGAACCACCCAAGAAATACTTTATTCAGATGCAAGCACAGATGTCCGTAACAGGTGCGAAATGGTGCGACTTTGTATCTTTTGACCCAAGGATGCCAGAACGCAGTCAGCTTTTAATCGTCAATGTACCTAGAGACCCTGAGTTTATCTTGTACATGGAAGCAGAAATTAAGCAGTTTTTAGATGAAGTACAAACCGAAGTAACCCTTATGGAGAATAAATAATGGCTATCACCCATTTTGTAAAAGCAGCAGTATCAGAGTACCAAGACAAAGACGGAACAACCAAGAAGCGTTATCAGTCTATTGGTGTCATTATGGAAACCAAGCATGGCTTGATGCTCAAGCTTGAGACTTTACCTTTGTTTGCTATGAAAGAAGGCGGTTTATTGGCTTATCTCAACCCACCAGAAGATAAAGCAATTCCTACTCAACAAGTAGCTAAATCATTTACGGATGACGCACCATTCTAAGGAGCAAGTGATGAAAGAAGTGATGATATTTTTAGGCGGTATAGCAGTAGGTTTATGGGTATCTACTGCACAGGCTCAAACCTATGTGATTACCAATCCTCAAGGCTATAGCCAAGGCACTATACAAGTCCAAGGCAATCAAGCCCAACTCGTTAATAATCAAGGCTATGTAACCCAAAATCTGACTATCTACCCTAACCAAGTAGTAACTCCACAAGGCTACGCCATTGGAACTCCTAGCTATACAGTTCCATCCGTACCTATGTCACCACCTAGCCCAAGAGTGCTGCAATGAAACCAGTAGCGTATGCCATGTTTAGGGATGGTGAATATTACGATGCCATTCACCCTGACGAACAAGCTAAAACAGTAGGTGAATACAATATTCCACTCTACACCCATCCAGCAAAGCCATTAAGAAATGTTGTTGTAGCTAGTGCTACTTGCAGTTGCGGAAAAGTTATGGAAGTGACTAATTTGCAAGAAGCAAAGACACTAACAGATGAGGAAATAGAAGTTTTATGGGAAAAGCATTGTCCGTTTGATTTAACTGCTGGCATTAAATTTGCTAGAGCAATACTAAGAAAGGCACAAAAGAAATGAACCAAAATACCTTTTGTAAATACTGCCATAGGATTCCTAGTCAATGTAGTTGCGTTCCAGCAAAGACACTAACAGATGAGGAAATAGACCATGCTTGGTTTAATTATGGGTGGGGAAGTGTTGAAAAAGATGATTTGATGAATTTTGCTAGAGCAATACTAAGAAAGGCACAAGAGAAATGAATAATGGTGCTTTGCAAGAACAATACGAGATGAGCCAAACCGATGTCGGTGAGGCTTTATTTCTTAAACAGCAAACCATTGCTAAGATAGAAAAAGAAGCTATTGAGAACTTAAAGCGAGTATTTGCAGAACGAAAATTAAATGTAAAGGATTACTTAAATGACTGATTATTCACTTCCACTCATTGTTTTACGCAGATTAAGCAATGAATATGAAGCTGCTATGCTTAAACACCAATGGGCTTTAGCTTATCAAATATCTACTGACATAGTAGAAATGGCGCTCAAACTGCAAGATGTAGCAGATGCGGATTAAGAAGTTTGACCAAGAACTCCATGACAAGTATGACCCACCAGCTAGAGAAGCAGTAACCAAGTGGGCTAAACAAACATGGGGTCTTGACTGTATTGGTAATCCAGACAGGTACGGCATAGACTTAATTGCATATAGGGATGGTACACAGGTCGGATATATTGAGGTTGAGGTTCGCACCTGGAATCCTTGCCCATTCGATACAATCCATGTTCCAAAGCGTAAATTAGAGATGTTGGAGCTGCCAAACGCTTTATTTTTTGCATTGACTGAAGACTTAAGCCATGCCTACTGGATTAAAGGTAGCGAAGTATTTGCTTATAAACTTGTTGAAGTAAAGAAAGACAACTTTCATGAGGCTTATTATGATGTACCCAAGTCCTTATTTAAGTTTGTCAAATTATGACCAAAGATGAAAAAGAACACTATAGAAAAGTCGCTGAACTGGGATGCTCATTATGTAGGCATCAAGGCAATGAGGGAACACCCTGCGAACTGCATCACATTAGACGAGCTGGTAAGAGAAGTGCTGCCCCTGTTATCGGACTCTGCCCCTATCACCATAGAGGCTCAAATACCAGTATTCATGGAATGGGTAGAAAGCGCTTTGAAAGGGAGTATCTTATTACAGAAGAAGAACTCTTGGCGCAGACAGAAAAGCTATTAAATGCTAGTTCTTAGCCTTCCACTTCCTCCATCTATAAACCATTACTGGGGTACGCATGGTCATCGTAGATATGTCTCTAAAGCTGGTGTAGCTTTTAAAGAAGCTGTATCTAACTATGTTGCTGAGTATCAAGTCCCAAAGCTGGGAACTGCCAGATTAGAGTTTCAAGTAACTCTGTACCCTAAAGACCGCAGAAAACAAGACATAGACAATCGAATTAAAGCTTTATGGGATGCTTTAGCTGATGCTGGAGTATTTGATAATGATGAGCAAATAGATGTCTTAATCGTACACAGGGGCGAGATTAAAAAAGGTGGCGGTTGTTTGGTTTACATTGATATAATTGACGAAAAGCAAAGCCCTTAAAGGTCGGTAAACCAATAAGGGCTTTTAGCCAAACCGCTTGTGAAGGAGTTTTTGGCTACAATCATTTTATCCTAAAAAAGGACTGCTTTATGAACGATAATGTCGCTTTATTTGCTGCTACTTTGTTGCACTCAGCGACAAATACGCACTTTTTTCATTGGTCTACCGATTCTTATTCAAAGCACATCGCTTTAGGCGATTACTATGATGGTATCGTTGACTTGGTTGACGATTATGTAGAGGCTTACATGGGTTGCTATGAGCAGATTAAAGAGTTTCCTAGCGTATATCACCAGCCTAAAGACCCTATAAAGTATTTACAAAGCTTGCAAACCTTCATCAAAGAAGCTCGTAATGACCTTCCCCAGGATGAGCAGCTCTGTAATTTAGTAGATGCCATCGCTGACCTAGTAGATTCAACTACTTACAAACTACGCTTTTTGAAATGACACCCCAAAGCAGGTAGATGGAAAGCCGTCTACCATCAGTTTTAAGTGGCAATGATTAAGTTTCTCATTGTGACCTTCATGCCAAGCATAAGGCGGCATATCAATAAATGAATCTACTGGATTTGCCCCTACATCATAGTTAGCTGGTGGCAATTCGTAGCTTGAAAGTCGACTGTACAAGTCTTCAAAGTCACTTTTACGGAATAGCACAGTACCCCAATTATCAATCGTATCGGTTCTACTGTAATTAAACTCAGTAGTATGAGCAGAAATGCCGCCTGGTTTAAGCAATTTTCCTGTGTTTTCAATGAATTGCAGACCTTTTTCTATAGACCCCAAGTGTTCAAAAGCACATAAAGTCCAGCAAAAATCAAATTTCCCATGTAAGTGTTCACTAATATTATTCATATCAGCGTATTCAAACGACACCAACTTATTAAACGATTCTCTATCTACCAAATCAGAATGGTAAATCTTATCTAAAGACCCTAATTGAGCAGTAGCAGCCCATCCCTTAGAAGCGTCTTCATTAGGGTTCAAGTCAGTAGCTAGAATTTCACAGCCATAGGATGCAAACAGGGAAGGCAAGCGCTCTTCACCAACTCCAAAAACAATGCCTTTCATGCCAGGCTTGAGTTTAGAGCGAAGAGTATTGACTACATAAGTTTCTTCCCAAACCTTGCGATGTAAGACAGGAGCAATTTTTAGCTCTTCACAAGTATCAATAAACCATTCTTGTAAGAAATCATCATAAATGCTGGCTTTCCACCCTTGAGTAAATGTGCCATGCTTTTCTGGCAGTCGCTTATATCCGTAATACTTTTCTGCTAACTCATGACCAAACAATTTTGTATTGATTGCAAACGCTGGAAGGTTGCGTAATTTCTCAGCTAATGGCGATGTATTAGGGATTGAGCCATCTTTCGTAAGACTAAAAAGCTCTTTAAAAATCTCATTAAAGTCCATGTTTTCCTTTAGAATTAAGGCTATACTATCAGAAACTTGGAGAGAATCATGCCTTTAGACAAATCTGGAAGCGCTCAAAGCGTAGGAAAAAACATCAAAAAGCTTAAATCTGAGGGCATGAAAAAGAAGCAGGCTGTTGCCATCGCCCTTAATGTTGAGCGAGACAATGCTAAAGGTAAGCGTAAGGCTTCTTTAGAAGAGGCTTATGGTCGCTTTTTAGGCAAACGAGATGAGTCGTAAAGACCAAATTCGAGCAGCAGTCGAAAAGCATGATAAGCCCATTGCTAAAACAACAAAGGGCAAAGGTAGACATTATTTGTCAGCAGAAGAAGGCGCTGGAATGACCGAAGCTGGTCGTAAGGCATATAACGCTAAAAACAACGCTAATTTGCAAGCACCCCAATCTAGCGGACCAAGACATGACAGTTTCTGTGCTAGGTCTAAAGGCTGGACAGGTGAACGAGGCAAAGCAGCTAGAGCAAGGTGGAAATGCTAATGAAAAACGGACTTTATGCCAATATTCATAAAAAGAGAGCTAGGATTAAGGCTGGTTCTGGCGAAAAGATGAACAAGCCAGGCACTAAGGGCGCTCCTACAGCTAAAGATTTTAAAGAGTCTGCTAAAACTGCCAAGCCTACTCGTAAAGAGATGATTGCCGACAAAATGAAGGATATGTAATGAAACACATGAGCCGAACCTACAAAAAAGAAGATGCCATGCTCCGCCCAGAACATGAATCAACCCTTGAAAAACAAGAAAAAGCAAGAAACAAGCCAAAGCCACAAGAATTAGCAGTAGGCGGCAAGGGTGACTTGCTTAATCCATTAAATAATA